CAATATCAAATATGAAAGAATCGTATTCTATAGTTACTGGATCAATTAGGTGAAACCCAGGATCTGTATATAATATGTTTTCTAGTGTTAAGTCACCATGATAGGTTGATTGAGGTAACTTTTTTGGTAATTTTGAAATAAATTCGTCTTTACTAAATGGCATATCATTATTGACATTTAACCATTTCAGTTTCTCATAATAAACATTGGTGTAATCTTTGGTTTCTGAATTGTCAGAAAACGAATTCAATATATCACAAATAAAATCAAAAAGTCGATAGATATTATTGTGTATCAAATAAGTCTTCATGTCAAGTCCATGAAGATATTCCATAGACATTGTTTCACACTCAACACTGTAAATTTTTGGAACAGGGTAACCCATCCCATACAATGCTGTCATTCTTTCAATGTTGCGGTCTATTGATCCAACTTTCTCTACATATTTTTTAGAGTTCAGTTCTTTTAAAAATACTTTACAACCAGAATGACCACTGAATTCTTTAATTATTTTTCCATTGGTCATAATCATCACGAATTAAAGAGTGCCATGTTCCGTTGTGTGGTCCTGGTGGAAAAGGATTCTGCATGTTCACATAAACTAAATTTTCTCCATGTAGATTGTGTTTATGTAAATTAGCTCTCATCATGTCTTCACCAATGAATTGGTTGCCGGCTTTGTAATAGTCATCAATATACAAAAAAGTTGACATATACTTATTCATTGTACTTTGTGACCCAAAAGAAAATTGATCGTTGCCAAAATCTCTTTCGGGTACCATTCTACAATTTGGTATGTAAAGTTTGGTGTTGTCCAATTCTGTAAAAGGTATTTTCACATTCAAAGCATAATCAGTTCTACTTTTTATTACCCAATCATATTTTGTTTTTAACATTTTACTAACCATATACATGGAATAAAACATGTTATATGTAAATTTTGGAGGATGTTTTTGTGCGTTTGGTGTGTTTGCGTATATCTCATTAAAATTACCAACTGGTTCAGAAACAAAACTATGAGATACTGGTTTGTATAGATTTAATATTTTTTCATTTTCTGGCAACCAAGAATGTATATAAACATCCACATCATGATCAGACAAAAGATTTTTTCTATAGTATTCATAACCCTTTTCAAAGGATCTAATTTGTCCACAAAAACATAAAGCTATTTTCATCTTTGTATATAAACTGGTAAATTTGTTATAATAAAAGTGTGTTCATTCATCACTATGTTACGCATCAACATTAAATGTGGACAATATCTTGTATGTATATGTGTTTGTATATCTTGTTCTGGATATCTTTTAATATTTCTTAACCAATTCAAAAATTCTGGTTCCCATGAAGTTGAATGTAATCTTTCATAATCATCATATAAAAAATAACTTTTTGCCATTCGAATGGGCATGATTGCAAAAATGTCTGAAATTAAATTGTATGATTCTTCAAGTGGAACAACAATATTATTTACATCTTTAAAATTAAATAAGTCACGAAAACCAATGTCATATCTACAATATATTAAATTGTCGTATTCACTTTTTGGCACCAAATCAAAAGCCATTTTTCGACCATAGTTCATCGATGCATTACCAGCAATTTTATCCTGGTTTGCATTTTTTGGATTCGCTTGCCGAATTCTCTTTTCCATTTCTTCGAATTCTTCTTTATGAAGTTCATAATTTTCAGCTTTGATTCTGACAGGTTTCAATCTATCAACCACATTGTTGAATTCTTCTTTACTGTTTGACCAAAGATGACAATAAACATCTAATTGATTTATATCAATAAACCGTTTGATGTTTTCCCATGTTTGGTCAAATGTTCTATATTGACCAGATAAAACTATACAATTTTTCATTTGATCCAATACCAAACATCACATTCTGTAAAGTGAATTTCTCTTCCTACTTTGAAAGCAAATTCATCGGCAGCTTGACGAACACCAGCAATAGCATTGTAATCGTGGCCAGCAAAGATACCATCAGTCTTCAATTTAGAATAGAAGTTTGCACAATCTTTTGTCAGTTGTTCATAGGTGTGTAGACCATCAATAAAAATAATGTCGAAATGTTCATCGGCAAACATTTTTGCAGCCTCATCAGATGTTTTTCTAATTAAATGAAATCTATCTGAGAATGGGTCCATTCTTTTCATCATGCGTTCATAAATTATTTCTCGCTCATTTAAATTGTTTCCATTCCAATCCACATAGTTTTCATACGGATCTATCGACACCAATTCTAATTTTGGATGAGCTCTCATTAGAAATTCTGCCGTATCACCAATGTCACATCCAATTTCTAAAACGATTGGTTGAAACATTTCTCTCGACAGTTTTCCAAGACCGTAACCAGAACATTTAAATTCTGAAGTTGGAAAAGAATACACGGTATCAGACGATGTATTAAATGTAATAATATCACTCATAATTAAATCCTATATGTAAAGTATTGTGATTCGTCAAGTTGTCCATATTTTTCCTGTACGAATTTTTTCCAAGTGGGAACACGGTCGTACTGGTGCACGATAGGGAAAACATATTGGTCGTTCGTGTAAACCACACCATCTCGGAACACAGGTTCATAACAGAGAAGATTTGGCCTAAAATAATCGATCTTTGTTGGATCAGCAACAGTGCCAGCTTCACATGCCCAATTGTCGGTATGATGTATAACATCTTTAAATGGTTGTGTACCAATCAATACGTTGAACACGGCTTGATCACAAATAGGAATTGGTCTGTTGATTGCATTGGTGAAGATATTGAACACCATATCTTTGACATACTCTGATGTACCACCAAAAGTTCCTACATTATAAATCGTATTGTTTTTGAATTGTTCATAAACATATGGTCCATAAGATTGTTTGAGATTATCGTCACCCCAAGGTTCATCTTTATAACGTAAACCTTCAGAAGCAACAAACAACTTAATCTCTGGTGTGATGTTATTTTCCATATATGCAAAAGGAGTATATTGAAAAAAAACATCTTTTACATCCGTCGTTACTACAAATTTATACTTTGACCAGTTATGTCTTAAATATTCGTAGATCGATAAGAAACGCAGAACATGAATTGGTACACCATCAACATTTTTCATGGGAAAAATAATGACACCCTGATTTGTTAACCAATCGATTGTCTGTGTTGTTGTTTTTCCAGTAATTAAAACAACATCATCATCGCCAGCAACCTCTTTTGCTGACAACACCCAAGGTTTCAATTGATTGATTTCATAATTAGTAAAACCACCAATAATTAAATTTTTCGCCACGGAAATTCTCCATTATATTTTTCATTCATTACTTTATTACCATTCAAGAAAAAGTCTGCATTAACAGAACCAGCATTTCCATCAACACGATAGTTGACGGTGTATTTTCCTGTGCAGTCAAATTTGGAAAAATGTTGTGATAACACATTCAGCCAAATACGATCTTGGCCCCAGCCGCCGTGCCAAACTTGAGCCAATTTTATCGCAACTTCAGTTTTTATGCAATAACAATTTGTATCTATATGATTGACACCATGATATGTTTTCCATTTACCGAGAGATTCACAATCATCATTACACACGTATTCACCATCTTTTGTGCATATCTTTCGTAGTGAATAGGACCAATCCAGGTTCTTTTGTTCGATTGTTTTGATGCAGTTCTCAATATGGTCTGGTTCAAACCAACAGTCTTGATCCAAATAAACAACATATTTGGTATCAATCAGGTGAGTAAAAGCTGCATAGATTCTGTGGCCGTAGAAACCGTTGGCGCCGACATTAACTGGTAAAAAACATCTTTCCAGATTTTTTCTTGATAAAAAATCATCTGTAATTAATCTTGTTTTGGAATGCGCTTTGTGGCCGTCTGCAACAACATAACATTTCGTTTCATAAGATTGATTCAATACACTTTGAATAGCATCTTTTAACTCTGGTGCACCAGTAGTTGGCATAATCACAGTCACATTCATAATTTTTCTCTTTTTATTTTGCTATAACAAATTTACCTGAATCGAAAGTTCGTGAGGTTATATATTTATATAGTTCTTGAATAAATCGGTCTGAAAGAGGAATGTAATCATCTTTTCCAGATAATTCTTTTGTATTGTTTTCAAGCCAATTAATTAATGGTGGAAAAATAACGTTAGTTATCATCAATGCGCTTAGAGCACCCCGCTGTTCGTCGAATTGTTGTCTGGCCATTTTTTTAGCTTGTTCATTCCTTAAACGTTTTATTTTTTCTTCGAAATCTTGTTTCAATATTTTTGCTTCTCTTTTGTATTTTTCATTTTCTGACCTAAAATCATTTTTTAATTTTTTTGCCAGAACACTATCAAAATTTTCGAATATATCACAAAAAATATACCATGATCCTATAGAACCACCTCTGGCTTCCATATCTTTACTTTCAAATTCTATTTTCATAGTAGCAGTTGAGGCATCATGTCTAATCTTAATATAGTCACGATCAGAAGATGAAAATTTTATTTTTAAATCTCTGGTTTGTGGTTTTTCTATTGTGTATTTTTTCCATTGGCCAACAAAGCCAGAAAATTTATATTTTAAAATTTCAGTTTGTTCTTCAACTTTATCAAAATTAACTTTTTTAATTGTTACACTATTTGTTTGTTTTTTCAATGAAATGGGTAATAAATCACCAGAATCTATGAGCTCAGAAACCATATTATTTAATATATCAAATCCATAAGTTGAAGCTTTTTTTCCTGTGAAAATTAAAACACTGGCTTTTATTCTATCTCTTGCTTTGTCTGTGGCGAAATAAATATCAGCTGGTGACCATTTATTAATATCTCCAAAAGCTGGAGGTGGTTTTTTTACATTGGCGAGTTTAAATAAAGATTCTATGTTTTTCATAACATCTTTATCACCACGAAAATACCACACATCACTTGTACTAGGTTTTTTACTAAAACCGGATGAAATTGAAGAAATGTCTTCAACTATTTTTTTGCCAATAAGACAAGATGAAACATACCAACTTTTGTCAATCATCAAAAAACCTTCAACATCACCATAGTCAATTTTTTCTGATCCTGTGGCTGTTTCTGTAAATTTGTTATATATTGTTTTTAAAGAATCGGATCGATCTTTAAAAACGCTTTTCCATTTTTTTTCAAAACCAGAAAAAGTATCTAATCCTTTACTTTTATCTTTTGGATTTAAAAATTCATCCAAATTTTGACCTTTAATGGTTAAATAGTCTGCAATCGCACAGAAAAATGCTTGTGAAGATTCAGCAAGTGAGGTGGTATCAGCCATTGTTAATATTGCAAATAAAAATATTTATCTAATAATATCAATGTGTTTTCCGGATGTCCAAACTTCCAAGTCAAGCCTCAACTTATTTTCTTTTTTTAGTGTATCATAACGATTACTTGCTTTATTTTTCCACCATTTAATCAAGTTGGCAAGATGATGCTTTTCATAATTTTCGCCTGGTATCAGTTTATCGGTTTTGCAGTTTACATAATCAATCATATTATTGAAACCATAATCACTTATGTAATATCTTTTTTGTTCAGTCAAGTTTTTGGCTTTTTCTATTGTATCATTAAAGTTGCTTAAAGCGTCTTTATCACTCTTTAATGCACCTTTAGTTAAAGAAATAATTGCCATTGTTGTTTTTAGTTTTTTACTGGAACTATTTGGGTCAACAATTTCTCCAACTTTACTTTCAACAAAAGAACGCAAATCTTCATATGGTTTGCCATGCATGAGTGGTACAAAATCACTATCAGTTAGACCTTTGAAACGAATAAAAGGTTTCATGCCATCATATTGTGATACTGTTTTTGAAGAACCATATAAACTAGTTGTTTCAAATAAACATAAATTCATATCATATTTTTTATTTACGATTTCTCTGACTTCATGTGAAGTACAAATTGAAGCCAAAAGTTTACCACCAAGATAATTGTAACCAAAAGGTTGTGAAGGAACAATGACAAATCCCATCATGGATGAATCATTGAATCTTTTACTCCATTCTGGTTTTTGAGTAAACACTTGATCCAACATTTCATTTCTGGGTTTCATGTTGATAACAGGAGAACCTAAACGAATAAAGCCAACAATTTTTTGAGTGTTCTTTTCTATTGCAGCCAGTCTGACTTGTCGACCAACAGGTGAAATATTAATATGTGAACTGGTAATATTCAATAAATTTTCCCATTGTTCTAATGGTATTTCTGTAATTTCAAAATCCATTTCGTTTGGGTGGATGGAGAAATCCGAAAACAAATCATCTTCTATGGGGAAAAGCGTATTTGATGGCATTTCAGAAAGAGATGACATCTTTTGGTTTCTCATGTATTCATCTACACGATTAAAATTACCAAAATAATTTTGTATTATCGATGCACAATAAAGTGCATCTTCAAAATTCAATTTCATACTTTAAAACTATCAAAACTTTTTTTACTGAATTTTTCTCTGTTACCAAATGTATTAAGTGGTTTATCTGGAGATGAGGATTGACCCGAATCTATAATGCCATCTTGGCCAGATTGTTCAACATCATATAATCTCATTTTAGCTCTGTCAATACCTAGTGTAAATCTTTTATTAATTGTCGGATCAGAATAACGATTCTTCAATTGTTTAACCATAATTTGGCCAAGTTCTTCCAGTTCTTCAGAAGATATCAACGCAAACATTAAGTCTGCTGTTGCCGGCAAACCAAAAGACTCACTTGTGTCTTCCAAGCCTGGGTCGGAAGAAGTAAATCCGCTTCTTGTAGTTTGTGTAGCAGATACGATTGGTACTCCGAACTCAACAGCAAGACCTCGCAATTCTTCGGCAATAGCTTTGACATAGGTGTAAGAGTTGACGTTGGCTCCTGCTTTGATTCTAGAACTGCAACAAATATTGAGATAATCAACAAAAATAATATCAGGTACAAAAGATTTTTTAAGGTTGAGTTCATTTAACAATGTCCTGAAATGTGTTGAAGAAGCTGTTGCGGTTGGATATTCTTTAATTATAAGTTTTCCCACCGTTTTTTCACGAATTCTAGCAATCTTTTTATCATACAAATCTTTAGGTAAATTCACCAAGTCATCAACAGACACATTTAAAAGATTTGCATCTATTCTTTCTGCAATTTTTTCTTCTGCCATTTCCATGGTAATGTACAAAACATTTTTGCCTTGTACCATACAACCTGCTGCAACATGACACATAAAAAGAGATTTACCGACACCGGTTCCTGCCAATGCAATGTTTAGAGTTTTGACTGGAAGGCCACCTTTGGTAATTTTATTGAAGTAATCTAGATCAAAAGGAATTCTTTCCTCTTTTCTGTGATAGAATTCATAACGTTCATCGGAATTTTCCAAATAGTCATGACCAACAGACGCATCGAAACTTACTGATAGTGCGTCCGATAGTATCTTGGGAATCTGACCTTTGTCGTGTGTTTTGTCTTTACCATCAAGAATAGAAATAGACCCCAATACTGCGTTGTATATTGCTTTCTCTTGACAAAACTTTTCGGTCCGGTCAACAAGCCATTGAATCTGGGATTTTTCTTCTTTAATTTGTTCAATTTCTTGTATATAAGTTTCACACTTCTCCACTTCATCATCTGTGAGATTTCGCCTTTCTTTGATGGCCAATTTAATTGCTTCAATCGCCGCTGCGTGATTGTAAGTATTTGTGAACGATGATATCTCATTAAAAATTACTTTCTCAGTTCTATCGTTGAAGTATTAATCTTTCAAGAAAGGCAAAACTTTACGTAAATATTCTTCATTGTAAATTAGATTCTTTAGAATCGTTTGTTCCACTCTCATCTATAATTTCCTGTTCAATATTGGATGACATTATTTCAACTAACAAATCACCAATGTAATTCTTAAAGTTTTCATCCTTTTCGAGTTTTTTTGGTTTTGATATTTCTGATTCTAACACATCATATGCAAAAAGTAAATATACTTGGTCATTTTCTTCTTTGACCTTGACTTTACCATATTTGAATATAGTACCTTTATATGGTCCTTCTAAAAATTTTATGTGTACTGATGAAACATCATTTTTTGGATATATGAAACAGTAATCTATTCCTTCAGTCATTTTTCGTCACTCAAAGTTTCAGTTGCAAATGTTTCATCAACTTCAGATTGTAGAATATCTGTTGATGCAACTCTATATTTACTTTCAATATATTCAGCAAAAGATTTTTGTTTCAATAGAGGCATCCAAAACTCTTTTGTATCTGTATCTTTGATTCGGTATTTTTTATCTTCTACTTCACCAGAGGAAACATCCACTTTGCTGTACCACCCATTTGAGGGTTTGATGACATGCCCGGATTCCAGTGCAATATCAAGTAGGCCTGACCACTTGCTAATACCACCATCAAAAGATACAGTAACAGGGATTTTAGATTTTTCTTTAACATATCTACTCTTTTCTACATTAATGATAAAATTATAACCAACAATTTCGGTTCCTTCTTTTTCTTGTTGGCGACCAATGATAAAGATATTGTCGGCTGAATAGTAGGAACCAGTTCCACCACCAACAATATCTTTCGGAAACATACCAATTTCTTTGTATGTATGATTGACAACAACCATTGGAATATCTTTGAGTGACAGGTGTGGAGTAACCATACGAAACAAAGATTTGACTTGTTTTGCACGGCTCATATCTGCAACAGATTTGCCGTCCAGTGCATCATCAACTTCTTTCTTGGAAGCCAAATTGCCAATCGAATCAATAACAATAATTAATCTCTCACCACGCTCAAGATTGGTCAACTGTTGCATAACATCAAACTTTAACTGTTCAATGTCAGTGAGTGGTGTGTGAAGAACACGATCAGTATCAATACCAAAACTATCAAAGTAACTTTGTGGAGTGCCGAATTCACTATCATAAAATAATAAAGCCGAATCTGGATATTTGTCTAGATAAGATTTTGCCATTAAAAGTGAAAATGCTGTCTTAAAGTGTTTAGAAGGACCTGCCCACATTGTAAGTCCTGGTGTTAGCCCTCCATCAAGTTTGCCGGAAAGGGCAATATTAATTGCCGGTACTGGTGTCGGAATCATATCTTTTTGTGTAAAGAATTTTGATTTAGACAGAATTGCCGAATCTTTGATAGAACTGTTCTTTTTGATTTTATCAAGTATGCTCATGTTTATCCTCAAATTTATATATTAACTAAAAAAGTCCTCTAACGAACTTAATTTTTCGGCTTTCCATTTCATGCAATCCAAAATAATTTTAATTGGTTCAAGAAATGCTTTTTCGAATTGTACATCATAATCAATATAATCGTCAAGCTTAAACTCTTTTGGTATTCTTGTTGGAAAAGAAATCACATCTTCTTTCATAGGATTCGGCATCTTCAGATAGGTAAATTTGATTTTTTCACCTTCTTGAATTTTTTGGTATTTCTTTTCCAATTGAAACTGTTTTAAATGATGATTGTAGACGATTGCACCGCGTACATGAATTGGTGTGCCTTTTTTGTATAGTAACACCGAATCTGAATAAGTATTTAGCCCATTCAAACCTCTAGGAAAAGAAATTTCTTCAGCTGGCAATTTGCGAAAATCTTCTCTGAATTGTGCAATATAATTCTGCACTTCAGTTTCAGTACCAGTCATCATCAGTTTAATTGTTTCTTTCATCTTCTCACGTATCGCTGAAGGCGTGGATGATTTAATCATTTCCAAACCCATGACTTTCATCTTAGGTTCGGCATATTGAACGCCTTCATTATTATACACATTTAATATATAACGTTTCTTGGCAGTCCAAACACCTTTGTCAGAAAGACCTTCACGTTTCATTTGCATCTTCTGGTCATATGCATGAACGTAATCAGCCAATTCTTTGTATGATTTGTCAATGTATGGTTGAATCTTTTCTTCACAAATTTTATCCATCAAAGCAATTACTTTACTTTTGTCGCTGGTATCTTTGATGAATTTATCCACAAGCTCACCCAGTCTTAGATAAATCGAATCTGTATCAGAAGCAATTACATAATCACCATTTTCAGTTTGTAGAACCTTATTCATCCATTCATTGATTTTGCCTTCAATCCAACGAATAGAAAGCTGACCAGCAGTAGTAACACCCAAAGCCATCCGTAGGTCATAAAATCTAAAATACTGAGAGCCCAAAGCACCATAAGCAGAATTGAGAGAAACTTTCTTAGCGAGTTGTAGGTTATTGAGTCTGGCAATTCGTTTTTCAATATCATATTGTTTAGATTCGTCTTTCTCATTTTCTTTTTCCTGTTGGGCTTTCAACATCAACTTCTTAAACTTCTTCCGATCTTCATACATTTCTTCCATCATTTTTGGTAAGAAACCCTGAAAGTCTGTACGAAAGAATTGTCCGTTTGGTGTGATAGTTGCATTTTGCAAACTTGACATGTCAACTTGACATTTCAAAAGTTTATCTACAGATACACCTTGAGAAAGAATGTCACGCATTTCCTGTGTGTATTTTTCAGGTTCAATCAATGTTTCTGGTGAAATGTTGTACTGCATCATCAAATGTGGATACAGACTATTCAAGTCAAACGATGCAACCCAATCATGTTTACCTGTTTGAGGATCTTTAACATATGCACCTTCAAAAGCAGAATCTTTTTCTTGCACCTCTCTTGGTGGAACAATGATGCCCTTTTGATAGAGGTATGAGTATGTCATTGAATCCCACATACGGGTTTGTGCAAAGATATCCTCATAGTTGCACTTCGTATCATATGCAAGAGTCAATCCCAATTCAACTAGTTTTAGTTTGTCTTCTAACCGTTCAATCAGCAATGCATCTTTGATGTTATACTCAATAAACAATTGATAGTTGCGTTTATATAAATCATGCAGATTATCGTAATCATCA